GCAGCACCGCCACCGACGATACCTGCTACACCTAGGAAGGAAAGAACTGCTAGTGCGTTAATTACTTTTTGCATGATTACAATCGCCTTTGTTAGTGTTGTTTGAATCTGATTCATCTTTCTTCTTGCCCGTCTGGACACCGAAGGTAGCTAAAGTCGTTGTGAAGACCGAGGCTATAAAAGTTGGATCAATTTGTTTCTGAGGAATACCTGGAATTGAGACGTAGTTCAAAGTCAAGATCGCTCCGCTCCATCCAAGAATAATTACCCTGATTAGAGTAGAGACTCCTTCGTCTGCCCATTGAAATTTTTCTTTAGGCGGCTTCTGTGCTGATGTGTTGCTGTCCATATTCGGAAGGTTGCTTTTTCTTTCCGATGTTGTACTTGGATTCTAGTATCCACTCACCTTTCTCTTTATAAGAGATGATTTTAATTTGACTTAAAGGTGCGATGTCAAGGATAGAATCCTTCTTAGGAACATCTACTAGACCCCAGTCACATAACAATTGAACGATACGATTTCTCCGTTGTACATCATTCTGAGAAAGGTTTGTTTTCTTACCATCTAAGGCAAAAAGTTCCTTAAAGTGAACAATGAAGTATTGTCCTTTCTTATGCAAGATGTGACATGACTGATATAGTTTCTTTTCTTTCCTAGAAGCAACTCCGATTCTAGTTAAAGTCTCTCGTACTTTTAGAAAGTCATCAGGTTCCCTAAGGGTAACCTCAACCATATCATTTTTCGTCCACGCGATTTCCTGTTCTTCGCCCATTATGTCCTCCAGTATTCAGTTTATCTTTAATATAGTCAAGTTGTTGACGAGACAGGATATCTATAACTTGCCTTGCTTTCTCTACAGAATAACCGTAGTATTTCTGAATGAGTTCAAGGTTATCAATCTTGTCCTTTTTGTCCCAAGGAGAGAAACGCTTCTTGGGTCTAACCGTATTTATAAAAAAGTCATACTGTAACTTACTTGGAAGATTTGCCCACTGATTCATCTCGTTAGCATGCATCACAGTATCAAGATGCTGTGCCATACATTTGTTAACGATATATGCTGGATACTTCTTCTCCGCCAGTGGATCTTGGTCCATCAGGTTTTGCTTGTTCTGGTTGATACTGTTCAGGTAATCTTTCAGTTGGTACATTGTCATTCCAGTGTCGTATGTTTCCTGCTATGATAAAGCAGTTTGTTATTAGATAAGAGAAAAATAGAATTGTGCGTACAATGGCGATGTAGTTGTCATACTTCTCGGTCTTATCATCCGAGAAAGATCCTAACGCATATTTCCATATCTTCCACACTAGCAAAACACCGCTGTTACTGATACGATTGTTGCACCAGGATTTCGTGCTAGTGCAACGTTGCGAGCATCTTCATAGTCTTTACAGATTACTTTCTCCTTAAAGACTGTACCCGCTTTGAATAAGGTTACCTCACAGGTCATAGTTCATTAGTACAAGTTCTTTACGATCGTGTTGATCTTTCATGTAGTCTCCTACACTTCTCATAGTGTATGTCAAATCGTATTCAGATGCAACCCATCCAGTGAATCTGTCACGAATCATTTGTGACGAGTTATATGATACAAGTTGACGACAGACGTAATTATCACAAACGTGACTAAACTTATCGTGGTCAAAGCGTTTGTGCATTTCTCCTTTCTTTCCGTACAGGTTGTCTTTGATGTCATAAGGGGGATCAAGATAAACAAATGCTTCTTTATTATCATCCAGAAGCATGGTGTAGTCATGTCCTGTGATCTGCCAATTCTGAATCAATGTCTGATAGTATTTTAGTTTTTCAATACCGCGCATTGAGAAGTTGGAGTCTGATGCTTGGGCACTGAAAGATGAACTTTCAGTAAGACCAGAGAAAGAACACTTATTAGCGACGTAAAAAGCAATAGCTCTTTCAAGGTGACTTTTCTCTCCGTCATTGATAACCTCCTTTGCTTCTAAAAACAATCCTTTTGCTGACCCCTGATCAGGATATCTACTCTTAAGTTCTTGTAACTTATATCCCAGTTTGTATCCATCATCCTGTAACGTCTTCCAAAAATTTGTAAGAGGTTCATACAGATCGTTTACCCAAATTCTAAGTGAAGGGTATTTCTGTGTAATATACAGAGCAACACTACCTCCACCAAGAAAAGGTTCACGATAGATTTTGTAAGAGGAAAGGTCGGGAATAAATCTTGATAGAGATTTTACTGCACGACTCTTGCCACCAGGATAACGAAGAGGGGTTTTCAGGGATGCCATATTAATGGGGATCGTAGTATCTGATAAGTGCTCCTGCCGCAGCGATAAGCACGATAATAATAATTAAAGTGATCAATTAAATTAGTCCTTTGTAATCTGGGTATACTTTATCTTTGTCAAGAAGTACACCATCTACAGATCTCAGCAATCGGTTTACTGAGTCTGACATAATACGATAACCTGTGCCAACATACAGTTGACCGATGAACACTGTGATGGTCATCGCTCCCCAGAAGTAATAATAAATTCTGGATTTCATTTGACGCTTACTCATTTTAATAAGTCCTCAAGTGGGGATGAATTTTTATCTTCTTCAATTATACCATACTTTCTCTTTTTTCGGTGATGTGAATTCTCTAGAGAAGTACACCAACGAAGATTATCTATACTATTGTTTAGAGGATTGTCATCCCAGTGATCTACGACAACAGTATCTTTTACAAATTGTTTCCACGCTTGAGGGATTAAAGGTTTCCCTACCATGTCAGGTGTGATAACAGCATTCCAAGTATCTGCCAATTCCTCTGGTGGATATTCATCAATAGGTCTGAACGTATTCATCATTGCTCTATGAGCACGAATAGTCATAACCTCCCATGAGGTATCTTCCAAACCGTAAGTAGTATAATTATAGTCCTCAAAGTAACCAGTTGGAATAGTGAGGTTGTATTTAACTGATGTCTTTCTTACTTCTCCACTAGCAAACCTAGCAACTTCGTATTGTGGTTTTAGAAATTTGTTTGTCTTGTCGCTCCACAGTTCACCTTTAATATTAAACTGGTAACCTGGTACTTCTTTGTCCCTCCAGATAACAGGACGGAGGGTTTCATTGCCGAATAGATCTACGCTCATAGGATTAATTTTTTATCTTCAGGTAATGTCAGGTTGCTACCAAACATTGAATTGTATTTTTCTTGGATTCTAGGATGTACCTCTGCCATGTAAACAACATGTTTCATGTCAAGAGTAATTTCAGGTTGGTCTGGATCAATAACGCTTGCCCATTGCATGAATCCAAACTGCTGACCCTGTGGTAAAACTACCAATGCATTTTTTACAGTTACAAGACCACCGCTAAAGTCAATAACGTCAGCAATAATCTCCTCCCCAGTAATAATTCTGAGTAGTTTTAAGTCAATCATTTGAATTCACACTCCATCATAATTTGTGTAAGACTTGCCAGAAGATTAATCTCCTGATCAGCAACAAACGCTGCTTTGTATTGATAGTCTGCAATGATGAGAACCATAGCAGCAATAGATTGGGATACTAGTTTTGGATATAGGGCATCGTATATCTTACGATACAACGAAGTTACATCGTTGTCAATATTCTGCGTTACCCACTTCTTAACCTTAGTAAAGTTTTTATGTTTCAATGCATCTAGAAGTTCATCAACCGATGCATCGGAGATGACAGATAGAATGCCTGTATCAATCTTACCAGTTGCAGAATATTTTTGCAACTCATTCAAACAGCGTCTCCAATCAGGGAAGAACTTTTGAATAAGTTCAGCAATGACTTTCATTTCAAACTCAACATTCTCGTAACCAAGAATCTGATTGATACGTTTGAAGAACTGTCCTGCTAGTTGTTGTTTATCTTTACCGCTTACTCCGAAGTCAACGACTGCACACCGCGAGTGCAGAGGTTCAATAATTCGGTTCTTGTAATTGCAGGTGAAGATAAAACGACAGTTTTTCTGGAACTCTTCAATGCTTGCGCGGAGAAGGAGTTGTACATCATTAGTCGTGTTATCCGCCTCATCAATGATAAGAACCTTGTGCTTGCTAGTAGAAGTAAGAGAGACAGTAGAAGCAAACGATTTTGCTTGATTGCGAACAGTGTCAAGAAATCTGCCTTCGTCTGACCCATTGATAACATAATAGTCTGCTCCAAGTTCTTCACACAATGCTTTTGCTACAGTGGTCTTTCCAATACCTGGTGGACCTGACAACAAAAGGTTTGGGATTTCACCATTGTCAAGGAAGGATTGAAAGTTAGTCTTGACATTATCAGTCAGAATACAATCATCAATTTTGCGTGGGCGATACTTCTCTACCCACAGGAAATCATTTGCCATCTTCAATAAATTTGGAGTCAATAGTGTGGATGTTATAGTTCACACTGATAATAGTTTTCCTCGTATCTCCTTTGATAGGAGGTGAACGATGTGGAAAGTGTGCAGGAAATACTACAATATCCCCTTCTTGTGCCTCTGGAGTATAACGCTCCTTCACATGGGGTATCCAGAATTCAGTTACATGTGGTTCTGGCATCTCCAAATAGTATACCATACTAAAATTAGAAAGTCCATGAGCATGCCACCCATGGGTATCTGATTCATAGTATTGCTGATACCATCCATTATACAAGGAGAAATCTCCTAGTGCATAACGTTCATGTAGTTCATGATAAAACTCGGTTAGATTTGAATGAAACAATGTAAGATAATGTTTCTCATGCAGATCTAACCCTTCATAATAATCAGTCTTTGCAATCTGGTCTTTACCTTTAACATATTCTTTGCCCTTAGAATGCTCAATACTTTTCAGTAAAGCACCCTTTATTTCATTGTGAAGAGCAAATCTATGTGTCCAGATCATGCGTTTGGTTCCAATGCAATCCAGTAACGTACGTTTTCTCCTTCAAAGAATGCTACGTTATGCTTACTGACTGTGACTTTGTAATCACATACAAGAAGTTTCAAGTTCTCAATCTTAAAGCAATAACAGAATTCATCTTTAGTCTCGCCAACTTCCATTGAGAAAGTGTTGGAGGTTTCATTCTTCTTATCAGTAACACACAGTTTCAGCATACCATTCTCACCATACAGACACAGGTCAGGAACCTGATATACTGCTGCTGCACGTTGAAGTGACTGAAGTGTTCCTGCTTCAAGAGTAAAATGTACATCCTCAGAAGGCATCTGCAGTTCTTTATCAGGAGGTTGTACGATCACATCAGGATCAGCATAGAAGAAACGAGTCTTAGAACGACCACTACTATCACTCACAGCAAGATACTGAGAATTACTAGTATCAAACTGAGGTTGATCAAACAGACTCAAACAACCTAGGAATGAAGACAGATCGTAGATTGAAATCTGACTATCAAAAGACTCTTGGATCTCAGCAGTGCTCATAATATTTTTATTGACACTGATAGTGCTGAGTTTACTACCAGGTTTAATAACAATAGACTTATTGATACTGCTGAAGTTCTTCAGAATGTCAATAGTCTCTTTAGAAATAACGGTCATCGGTTAGGGTAATCTTCGCGGTTGTTAGATTGGTCGCTGAAATGAAGGAGCAGCAAACCATAGTGTAAAATCTTAATGATGTCACGTCGGGCAGTTCCCTTCTTATCGTAGCGAGAAGCATATTTGAGAATGTTGCTTCTACAAAATGCTTCTGCATCGCCACAGGCATCAATCAGATCTAGCGTCTGAATTTTATCAGTTGCATAGTGCTGATTGTATGTACCTGCAATGTAGTCACGAAGTTCCTTCAGAAGGGCATCTTCATTATACTTCATTATCAAAATTAGAATTCTCTTCTTGATTAGTATAATCCATTTCTTCTCCTGCGTCAACCTTTGTGTACAAATCTAGGAAAGAATTTTTAGTATCGTCGTCAAAACGATTGACACAACTGGTAACTGCCTTCAAACGATCACCAAAGATCTTGTATGCCTGAGCAATATGAACCAAGCGACGAGTAGTAACGATCTCGTCTACACCACCATCGTAGAATGTTTTACGGATAGCGTTTGCCCACTTGACTAGGTTATCTGCGAACTCTGTATCGCAACCTACATTGCTGAGGATCTTCTGCTCAATCTTAACAGTTGGATAGGATTGCTCAAAAGTGATGGGGAAACGCTCCAAGAACGCTTCGTTGAGTACGTTGGTGCCGATAAAACGTCCATCATCAGAACCCTTGCCTTTCGTGTTGGCAGTAGCAATAACCGTGAACCCTTCAGTAGGACGGACGTAACGACCGATCTTCTTGAGGAATACACCCTTGCCTTCAAGTACACTCTGAAGACAAAGAATCTTGTTAGAAGCCAAGTCCAACTCATCAAGGAGAAGAACAGCACCTCGCTCAAGAGCCTCAATGACAGGACCATTATGCCAAACAGTATCACCATTGACCAAACGGAAACCTCCGAGCAAATCGTCTTCATCAGTTTCAATAGTAATGTTGACACGAATCAGTTCGCGTCCTGCTTTCGCACATGCTTGCTCAACTGAGAGAGTCTTACCATTTCCAGATAGTCCAGTGATAAACGTTGGATAGAATACTTTAGATTTAATTACTTTATGGAGATCGTTGAAGTTACCGAAAGGTACATAGGTTTTATCTGTTGCAGGCACCATGCTCACAGTATGAGTTGCAGCAGGTGCTTCATATGCTTGCTCCAATTCTTGAACACTAAGGTTCCACTTTCCACGACCTGCTTTATATGCATTCAAACGAGCGCATGCAGTACGATAAGAAAGACCCATCTTACGAGCAACAATCTTTACTTCGTTAGCGGTTACCTCTTCTCCAAATTTCTTGGTAAGAGCGTTGACAAGTTTTTCAGTTGTTACTGGTGAAGATGGCATTGGATTTCCTGTTTGTTTATATAATTATTATAGCAGGAAATCTATGTAGGTGCAATAGGGGTGTGACAGTTATTCTACTGTCTCAAACGAACATACCTTTCTCTTTACAGTAGTTCAGAGTTTCTTTTAGATCGCCGATATGTTTTGCCCCGATTGACACTTGAGGGTATGGTGTACCTTTTCCAAACTCTGCTTCAAATGCACGTTGAGTAAAGTGTTGATTGAGTTTGTATTCCAGAAATTCGCCACCTAGTGACTTAAGTAATGATGCAACTCGTTCACACTCCTGACTTCCGTTGCTGTAAATTACTGCTGTGTACATCTGCTCCTCGTGGTAAGTGATCCTTGAACTTATCATGATTACCGTCACCAGGCATTTTACCGTACGCTACATACTGGATTGCCTGCATTGACCCTTCCAATCTTTTTAGGTCATTTTGATTCTTTACATACTCATCGTATGCACTTTGTAACTCTTGATTCCTACTAGAAAGTTGCATTGTACGATTTGTAAATCGCTGAATCAACTGTTCGTAAGATTCTACTTGTTTATTCAACGTGTACAACCCCCACCATACCTGCACCTTGATGAGGACCACAATAGAATTCGTAGTCTCCTACCTCAGGGAATTGAACATCAAACTCTTCACCAGGCATCATAGCAAGTGCATCATGTGAGAGTTCGTCATGACCATCAACAATAACATTGTGTGGTGGTAGCATGTTATTTACAAAGTGAACGGAGTCACCTGCGCTAATAGTAATTTCAGATGGTTCAAATACAAGATTACCATCGTAACCCATTTGAACATCAACTGCCCATGCGGGAGCAGCGAGAAATAGTGTTGCTAAAAAAGTAAATAAAAATTTCATTAGTCTCTTTGTCTCCAATCGTCTGGTTTGTCTCTATTAAACCATTCATTAATATCGTCAGCACCATCAAATCTTGTTTTATGTTTGGATGGGTCAGGGTCTCCGAGTCCCATCCTATTCAGAAAATCATCGGTGCTGCCCTCCTGAATATCTTGCGATGCCTGCCGACGTGCTTGACGCAACCAGTCACGAGCAGTGGTATGTCTCTTGGCGAGTTTTTCTGCCCAGATCATGTCATCCAGAGGAACTTCTTTTTTGTTTGCAATTTTCTTACAGATACCTTCTAGTCTAAGACGATATGCAGTAGATAGCATTTTATTCTTGAGATAATTTATCAGTCAATTTCGCAATCTTATCATATTCTGCTATAGCAGAAGATGCTTTTGCGTTCAGTATGTCTAGAATATCTTCATAGATGATACTGATATCAGCATCGTCCTCAAGATAAGTTTCTAGTGCCTCTTTTAGATATCTCTTACGAG